CGGCGGCGACGGTCGCGAGGGTCGTCACGGCCTGTTTGCCCGCGTTCGCGAGATTCGTCAGGCCGGTTTCCTTTGCGAGGCCCTTGAATGCTCGGCTGAAATTCTTGGTCTCGGCGACGACTGAGACCTTTACAACGTGGCCAGCCAACGGTCATCCTTTCTGTGCGTGTGCGCGTTCCTGGAGGAGGTCCAGGATCGCGCGGGCGTCTTCGAGCGTGAGGTGTTCGCGCGCCTCCCATGGGCTGATCCCGGCGTCCACGGCGAGGATCGCTAGGACGGGGCTTAGGGAGGTCGCGCCGGTCATTCCCCCGGCTTTTCCTGGGTGGAAACGAGGGCGGTTGCGTCTTCCATGGTCAGCTCGGTTGCGGCGTTGTATGCGTCGTCGCGGGTCTGGTAGCCGCCGCGCCGGAACAGGAGGACGGCACACATGGCGATCATTGGCCGGGCGAGCTTGCCGCCCGCTTCGGGGTCGAATGAGGTGATCGGTTCGCCGGTCTTGCGTTCGTAGTACTCCAGGTCGCCGAGGGTGAGCGCGTTCATATTCATTGTTGTGGTCCTTACCAGTTGTGTTGGTCGAGTAGTTCCTTGATGCCTTTCCCAAAGCCTGCGAACGTCCGGGGACGCATCATTTCTTCGGCTTGGGAGAGCCAGCGGGGGCCGGATGAGCCGTCCCGTCCCCAGTGACGCACGCCCGCGTATGGGAGGCGGGACTTGGAGCCAACCCTCACCATGACTTTCCGCTTGGATCGGCTCGGTTTGATACCGGATGCGAGGCGTCCGCTCTCATGAGGGGCGAGGGTACGGGCGAGGGTTGCGATAGGCGTTGCGAGCCTATACGTGAGGTCTTTCAGATCCGTGACGGCCACGCCCACCGCTTCGGCGTCGCGCAGGAGCGCCTTTATCCCGGTGATTTCGACGCTACCGCCGTCAAGATTGACGCGGCCATCACGGATACCGGTCATGGCTTAGGCGTCTTCCATGTTGCCCGTGCCGAGCGTCGACGTGGCGGTGAGCTTCTCGGGTTCACCTTCGCACTGCCACTCAAAGTCGAAGGTCGAGCCCTTTTCGTCGCCAGCCTCGGAGCCGATCGACGGCTTGACTCCAATCTTCGCCTTGATCTTGAAGTGCGGCTGCTTCGCGGTCGCGGTCTTGTTGCCGAAGGGGGCAACGATGACGTCGACTGTGCGGCCTGCCTGCTGCCAGAGCATGTCCCAGAAAGACCCAGCGTCGAACGAGACAATGGCCTTTCCCTTCAACTTCCACGCCGAGGAGGCTCCGGACAGGGCATCTGCGAAGGTGACGACGTCCTTGTCAGAGGTTTCGGGCGCGAGTTCGTAGCTGGAGATGTCGGACCAGTAGTCCTTCCCGGCGATACTGAAGCCGAGCTTGTTACCGAGGATGCGGGCGTTGCGGGTGACGGTCATGTCAGGAGTCCTTTTCGATGGTGTAGTTGATTGCGGTTGTGATGGGCGCGGCAAGGTACGCCTGCCCATCGGCGCCCTTGATCGTCTGGTAGGCGTCCACGGCTGCGAACATGCCTTCCCTGACCATGCCGACGACGATTGCGTCAACGGCTGAGTCCAGGCGGGCGACGGACAGGGCGTTGGTGGTCGGTGCGACCGCTACCGTGATCGAGAGCCGTACTGTGACGGCTCCGTGCGCGTTCTCGTCGGCGGCGACTAGGGGCGTGCCCTCGGTGACGACGACGCACGGCGGGGCCAGCCGTTCAGGGATCGACGTCAGGACGGGAATCGAGGTGATCCGGGTCAGGATGTCGGCGAGATCGGCGCGGGCGGCGGCGATAGGTCCACTGTTGGTTGTCATGAGATCGCGAGGGGTAGATAGGGGGCCAGGAGGGGGCGCGCGGCGACCATGGCGTCACGGGCGACGCGGATAGCCGCCGTCCCGTCAAAACCATCGGCGAAGTTCTTGATGCCGTTGGGGGCACTGCGCCGGTGATAGAGCTCGGCGGCAACTTCGATTTGCGCGCGCTCCAGGATTTCGGCAGGCACGGTCGCGGAGCCGACCTGATCGCGGATGAGCGTCGCTGCCTGGTCGGCACACTCTTTCAGGAACGCATCGTTTGGCACGTCCCCTACGTAGGCGGCAATGCGTGCGGTCAGGTCGGCTCCCACGGTCAGGCTCCGATCTTCAGGGGCACAAGGCCGGTCGGAATTTCGGTAGCAACGGCCCCGTACCGATAGACCGAGAACTGCTTGGAGAGATTGACAATGTTCTCGTCCTGAAGCTGGACAAGCGGGGTCTCGTAGGTGCGGATCGCCTCGGAGTTGTAGAAAGCACCGACGATGCCCGTACCGAGCTGGCCAGGCGTGGAGCGCAGGTTGCAGGTCACGGGAACGTCGAGAATGACGCCGGTCAGGGCCTTTGCGTTCGTGGTCCCAATCGTGTTGGTGGGATTCTCGGTGGCGCGCATGAGAGGGCGACCGTCAGTGCCGGTCAGGCCGGAAAGCGCCTTGAAGGTCGCGAGATCGACAACGAGGCCGTCCAGGGTCAGGGCCTGGTCGGCGAACTTCGCGGCGGCGTCGATGAACAGGCCGGAGATGTCAGACCAGGTGAGGGAGGTAGCGGCCTTGGCGACGGCGAGCTTGGCGGCGTCCTGCGCCTTGACAGCGTTGGCGAACTGGCCTGCGAAGTAGGAGGCCGAGGCCTGGCCAGCGGCGATAGCCATACCGCGCAGGGACGTGTCCAGGAGGTTGATCCGGGTACGCTCGATCGCCTGGCGCGTGAGCTCGGTGTAGCCGCCGAAGGTCTTGATCGGCGCGCTGCGCTTCTTGGTGGTGATCTTACCCATCTGGAGATCAGCACCTTCGGCGGTCTGTGCGTCGACGGTCAGTGTGTTGGTCGCGAGCTCGGTAAAGTCGAGCTCCATCCCATCGGCGGGCAGAGGGCCGCGCGAGAACAGGGAGGCAAGGACGTTGGGCTTATCGACGATGCGAGTCAGGTCCTTGATCCAGGTAGGGACAACCATGGTGGCATCCCCGCTGGAGGGGGTGCCGTTGAAGGCGCGGGTCTGGATCGCGGCGATCTCGGCGCGGTATGCCTCGTCGTTGATGAGGGCCTTAATGGCTTCGCCGGGGGTGCGCGTGTCGGCGGCGGGGGTGGTGCCGCGCTCGGCGGCGGCGAGGGTCGCGCGCTGTTCCATGGCGGTGATGTCGGCGCGCAGGTCGTCCAGGTCGGCGGCGAGCGCGTAGGCGGGTGCGTCGGTCATGGGGGTTGTCCTTTCGGTGGGGGTGGGTTGGTTGCGTACTTCGGTCACGGTCGCGCCGTCGTAGGCAGGGAAGGGGACAAGGGAGACTTCTCGGAGGTCCAGGCTGGTAATGGTGGTGTGCGTCCCGGCCTCGTCTTCGGTGCGGTCGTAGGCCAGCGGGATAAAGCCGATGGAGAGGCGGTCAATGACGCCGTCCTTGACTAGCTGGTAGGCGTCGCGGGCGGTCTGTGTGTCCGAGAATCGGGCTTCTATCTCGATACCTTCGGCGGTTTCGGTTGCCTCGGTGATCAGGCCAATGGGTTCGTCGTGTCGCCAGGCGAGTTTGAGGCTGGTCGCGTCTTCGGCTCGGTCGGCGAGTGAGCCGGGCGCGATTGTCTCGAAGTAGCCGGGCGATAGCTCAATTTCGACGTCGTAGGGGACGGCGAGGCCGCGCACGGTGCGCGGTTCGGCGGCGTCGTCGGCGCGGATGGTGAAGGCGCGGGTCTGGAGGTCAGTCATGAGGGGTGTCCTTAGCGGTCTTGGCGGCGTCGTCGGTGATCCCTTCGATGCGGCGCGCGTATTCTGGCGTGTATATGCCAGCGTCGATAGCGGTCTTGTGGGTGGCCATGCGTGCGGCGGGGGTCGCGCGTAGGATCGCGTCGAGGTTGAAGCGCACGGTTGTTCCGCGCGGGACGATTGCGGTTAGGGCGTCTTCGATCTCTCGGAGATAGGCCATGAGTGTCCACCGTATGAAGTCCGTGGCGGCGTCATTGATGTTCTGGTAGGTCAGACTCGATCCGTTCACCGCGGCGAGAAGCATGTGCGCGGGGATGCCGAACATCCTGCCCACGGCGAGGACGTCGAAGGCGCGGGACTCCAGGAACTGAATCTCACTCGGGGTGAGGTGAAGCGGGGAGTACTTCAGGCCCGCGCCGATGACGGCGACGCCGCCGCGCTGGGAGTTGGATTCATTCCAGGCGCGCTTAGCGTCGGCGGCTTGTGCGGCGGTGATCGGCTGTTCTGTGGAGAGTACGCCGGTGGGCACGCCGCCGCTGCTTGTCCAGTTCGCGGCGTAGGATGCCATTTCGGTCGCGCCCTGGAGGGACCGTGCGCACGCCTGGATGGGGCCGAGGCCAGCGGCTTCGCCGGGGATGTAGGTCAAGCGCAGGTGTCTGATCTGATCGGGTTTCCAGGTGCGCGCTCGCCATTGCACGGTGCGTTCGCCCGTGTTGGGGTCAAGGACGGGAAGGCACTGGGTGGGGTCCAGGACGCGCAGGGAGTTAGCGCGCCCGTCGCCGGTGCGCCCAATGAGCCAGTATGCGTTTCCTCGGAGGGCGAGGCTGGCGATTGTCTCGGCAATGAGCGCGGTTGGGGTCAGATCGGGGCCGGGCGTCGCGACGACGGTGGGCATGTCGCGGCCTTCGAGCTGTGAGCCGTCGCGCCAGGCGTCGAGCGAGATTTGCTTACCCGCTGCCTGGAGGACACTCACGGCGCGATAGACCGAGTCCAGGGCGAGCGCGCCGCGCTCGGTGATGAGCGCCGCTTCCCGTGCGGGCGGCGTGATGCCCGCTGGGATCGGGGTTCCGGTCTCGGCGCGGTGGAAGCCGAATAGGGATGCGAGGGAGGCCATGGCTGAGAGTATGCGGCGTACCCGATTCGCAGACCGGCTTATACGTGTCGCCAGCGGTACGCGGATAGGGCGCGGCGGGCGTGCCGGTCGCCTGGGTGAGCGTAGCGCTCATGCTCGGAGACCTGGGTCAGGGCGCGCTCATGCGAGGCGGCGGGGAGGCCCCTCCATCCGCATTCACACATGGGCAGGTAGGTGCAAGCCGAGGCGTCGACGTGAATTCGCATGATGGGCTCCCCTGGTTGGTCAGTAGATTTGGATTCCGGGCCGGGGCTGGCACGCCGCCCATACGGCGACGGCCCCGGCGCGTAGGGCGTCGATGGGGCGCGGCGATTTGGCGACGTCGAAGGCGGTCACGCCGGATAGCTGGCGAAGGACAACGGCCCCCGTGGCTTTGATGAGCTCTTGGTTGCCGTCGTGTGTGAGGCGCTTCGCGTTCACTCGATCTAGGAACAGCTGGCACGCCGAGGCGTATTCGCGGGTGGCCAGGGTGGTGATCGGCGTCCCCTCGGCTTCGAGATCGGCGGCGAGCGTGCGCGTGGGGCCCGCTGGATCGCAGCCGATCCACGCATAGCCAGCGGCCTGGAGGCCGTGTAGTGCGGGGCGTACCCAGTCGATGCCGGGCCCTGACATCACGGTCGCTAGGCAGGGGTCGCCGTCGTCGTCGATCCAGGCGGCGGCGATTGTCGCGGCGGATCGGTCGGCGGCGAGATCGACGGCCAGGCAGACGCGCGAGGGATCGGGCGCGGCCAGGTCCAGGTCCATGAGCGAGCTAAGCAGGTGGATGTCAACGGCGGTTTCCTCGGCGGCGGTCTCCAGGTTCAGGATCGAGCGACGCCACGAGGCCAGGTTGTCCGAGCGCAGGGCCCTGATCTTATCGGCGGTCTGCGTGTGTCCGAGCGCCGGATGGAAGGACAGGGTTTCGTCGCTGTAGGGGTCGCGCTCGGCGGCTTCTTCGTCGGCGCTCCACTCGAAGAAACACATTCGGCTATGCGGGTCTTCTACCGACTTCCTGCCCTGGCGGATCAGCTCATTGAGATATGCTGATTTATCGGTGCCCTTGGTGGAGACGATCCAAAGCTGTGAGTCCTTGATGGTGAGCTGGGTAGGGTTGATAGCTGTCTCCAGGGCAAGGCCGGCCTCAGCATCGAAAGCCCACGCCTCGTCGACAGTCACCAAATGCAATGAATCGCCGTGAATTGACTTCGGCGTCGGCGCGAACGGGCTGATGAAGCTACCGCGTTTCAAGTACTCGGTACGCTCGGAGCCCTGCGAGGCGTACACCCTGAAATAACCGGGCTTTTTTTCTGCGTTAAGCGCGGTGTTGATCTGTTTCCACCGTTTGCGAGCGTCTTTGCCGGTCTGCGCCGTCATGAGGATTTCGTGCCGGTTGTAGGCCATCATTCGATCAACCATGACGGCGCGCAGGAGGAAGGACTTACCGGCCTGGCGCGGAACCGTGACGACGACGACGGGATACCTCCAGGCCCCCGGCGTCTCTGGATCGAGCTCTAGGGCGACGTCGGCAACCTCGCGTTGCCAGGGCATGAGCGAGCCGCCGAGGAAGGCGGCGGTCGCGGCGATCCGAGCGCCGAAGGTCGGATTATCCGGGTTGCGGCGCGTCGAGTACTTCGGAGCGGCGTTCATGATGCGGTGAGGGCGTCGCGGGTCAGCTCGGCAAGCGCCGCGTCGAAGGCGTCAAGCTCTCGGTCGGTCCCCTCGGCGGGGCGAGGCAGACTATCGAGCGATTCCAGGACGTTTTTCAGGACGTTGGAGGTCGCGACCGAGGGCGCGCCTCCGTTCAGGCTCCGATCAAGGGCGGCGGCGGCTTTGATGAGCGCGGCACGCTTCGCCTTCTCGATTGGGCCGAGGACGCCCTTGGCGTCTAGGTCGTCGAAGGCCTCGCGCACGGCGTCTTCGATCTCCCCCGTTGGGGGCGGTTCCACTTGGAACAGTTCGTTGGTCATCTCTCGCATGGTGTGGGTTTCCGGTCTGGTTTCGGGCCGTTTCGGGCCGGTTTATCTGGGCGTCGGGGGGAACAGGAAGATGGGGGCGGGGACTGCCTGGCGGTGTGTCTAAGAACACGTGCCGGTCGGTGCGGTCAGGCCTGGCCAGGTGCCAGAGCCAGACCAGGACCGGGGCGGCTGATAGTCCGAGGCGGGCCGGGCTTGTCTGCTTGTGTTGCAGTGGTGGTGAGCTGGTCTCAGGTTGGTGATGTCGTCGGTGCCGCCCTTCGAGCGGGGCACGACGTGATCGACGGTCAGGCCGAGGGGCGAGCGGCGGGACGCGGTCAGGTCGATGGGCTTGCCACATAGCCAGCATGTGGAGCCGTACCGTCCGAGTACTTCGTTAGCGAGGCGGCGGACCTTGGAGCCGTCCCAGCTCATCGGCGCGGCCCGTAGACGGTGGGGGGCGGGGGCGGGGGCGGGTAGCTGGCGGCGATCTCATCACGCATCTGGCGGGCGAGGCTGGCGATCTGGAGGGCCATACCTGCGAGCCGGAACTGAGGTGAGCTCATGGAGTAGGGCGAGGCCCCGTTCAGGTTTTCGTGTGCGCGCATTGCGGCGGCTTCAATGTCGGTGGAGATGTCGGCGACGACGGCGCGCGAGTCAGGCAGCTGCGTGGTCATTGAGGAGTTCCTTTGCGGTGGAGTCGGTCAGGGTCAGGCGTGCCCACTGGAAGTACTGGGCGTCTGGGTAGGTGGATTTCATGTAGGCCACGAATGCCGGTGGCCAGGACGATTCGGGGTCTTGGCTGTTCGCGGTCTCATCGTCTTTGCGCCGCCGCTCGGCGGCGGCTCTTTCTGCTTCGGCTGCTTGCTGTTGGCGCATGATTGCTTCGTAGCGGCAACGGTTGCAACGGTCGGAGGCGGGTTCGCCGTGCTTGCATTCGGTCGCTAGGTAGGTCATGTAGGTGGGGCGGTACTTCGGCATATCGGTTTCTTCTTCCTGTCTGGTCGAAACATTCTTCTTTCGGGAGGAACGAGGGGCGGCCTTGGCGGCCCCCTCATCCCGTAGGGAAGGATGGGGCGTATTCATGTCCACATGGTTCGTGAGCGGCTTCGGGCGGGCCGCGTTTCGGCGAAGGCGGTAAAGCTGGATGCGTGCGCGGGTCGCCGCGTTGCGGGCGCGGTCTTCGGCGTCGGAGGCGCGGCGGAAGGCCAGCGTCCAGTCCACGAGGACGCGCTTAACGATCTTGATGACGCCCGCGGTCGGCGCGCCCATGCGGATGCCGCCCCGGTGCCACTCGATCACGCCAGCGTCTTCGAGCCATTGGAGGCAACGGGACGTGTGGCGAAGGGAGTAGCCCGCGCGCTTGGCGAGCTGGCGGGCGGTGGTTTGCACGGTCGCCGAGAGGTCGGCGCGGGTGTCGTGCGCGAGTAGGGCGAGGGTGTCCAGGATCGCCCGCGAGGCGGCGAACTCACGGCCCCTGAGTGGTCCCCAGCCGATCCGAGAGAGCGCGGCCAGAATGGAGGTGAAGCTCATCCCGGCATTGAGGACGCCGCGCGCCCTCGGCGCTGGCACGGGCGCCGGTTGGGCGGCGGCATCCTCGGCACGGGGGCCGCTGATCGCGGCGCGGGCGGCGGCGATAAAGTCGGCGCGGTCCTGATCGGTCCAAGCAACGGCGGTGGTCATTGCTGGCCTTCGATCATGTAGCGCACGGCCACGGTCACGTAGCAATGCACGAGCTTCGCCTTGATCGCGCGGTCCTTGGGGCGAAGGCGCTTCGCTCCAGGGACGCCCGTGTTGGCGGCGTCTTCGGCGAGCTGGAGGCTGACCGCTTGGGCTTTGCGCAGTAGCGAGCGGACAATGGCGGCGTCGGAGCTGGTAATCATGCCTGTTCCACCTCATCGGCGATGCGTCGAAGGGCGGCGGCGACGCCGGGGCGCGAGATGTCGGCGCGCGCGGTCATCTCTACTTTGCCGTCTCGGTGAATGAATACCATGGCGAGCATTTCGGCGGCGGTCTGATCGAGTTCTGCCATGAGGGCGGGGGAGATGTTGTCTGCGAGGCGGTTATTCATTGGATGCCCCTCCTTCGTTCACGTCGCGCCGGTGCGACCAGATGCCAGAGGCAATGAAGGTCACGGTCATAAGCGGGACCGTGACTGTCCACGGGATGTAGAACGCGAACATGGCGGCGATAGTCGCGCCGTAGGATGCGAGCGCCACGAGGGCGGCAAGGAACTGGGTCCAGTCAATTCGATAGCTCACGATGCGTCCCTTTCGAGCGTCGATGTGGTGAGGCTGATCGGCACGCCAGCGTTGGCGAGTCGGTCCAGGTCTGCGAGGGTCCAACCGACGGTTCCACGGATGCGCTTTGAGATGCTTGTCTGTCGGATGCCACATGCCTTGCCGAGCGCGGTTTGGGACAGGCCAGCGGCGCGCATGTAGCGCGTTACTTCCTGGGTGACCATGTCGTTGAAACTCTCCATAGTTCACGTTCTAATCTGTTTCGGAATAGAAAGCAAACTAGAGGAATGCTTGAATTGCGTCCAGGCGGTTACAGATTATGCCCATCTGGACTAGGATGGGCATATGGCTATTCAGATCATGCCGACAGCGGCAGACCGGGTGACAACACGTGACGTTGTCGCGGCGAACGTTCGCGCCGAGGCAGCGCGCGCGGGCTTTAATCAAGTGCGACTAGGGCAGATGCTTGGAATTTCCCAGCCTTCGGTCAACAAACGATGGACCGGAAAGCGCCCCTGGCAGCTTGAAGAATTGGACAGCCTAGCCACGGCGCTAGGCGTCTCGGTTGTCGATTTGGTAACTCCGACCGGTCGAGAAACGCGCCTCCGACAGGACTCGAACCTG